CTACTGATACCTCGTGGAACATTTCACAGATCAAAATCAGGAGAGGAGGGTTCTATCGTAATCAACCAAGCAAAAAGATATGATGGATTCGATGCCAGTGCTGAGTTCTATCCTGTATCTGCATCTGAAAACAGAGATCTATACAACGTTTTGAGGAATGAAAAACCTGTTATACATAGTGTAAAGATATGAAAATCATGAAATGGTTGAAGGAGGAGTTTACGAAAACCCCTGGCTATATGAGGGTAAACCTTTTACTTCTGACGACATTGGCGATTTCTTCGGTTACGTCTACCTCATTACAAATAAGACAACAGGTAAGAAGTACATCGGCAGAAAGTACTTTGTACAGAAACGCAAGCCTAAGGGAGGCAAGAGAAGAGTCACTAGCGAGTCGGACTGGAAGAGATATTATGGATCGTCCCCAGAACTCAAAGCCGACGTATCCGAATTTGGAAAGGAGAATTTTTCCAGACAGATCCTGTCTCTCCATACAACTCTGGGGAAAACCAACTATGAGGAGACCAGACAACTGTTTAGCCATAATGTCTTAACAGAGTCGCTTGATAATGGAGAACCAGCATATTATAATAGCAACATTTTAGGAAGATATTACAGAAAGGATTATTTTAATGTATCTTGAAACTGCTGCAAAAATTATAGGCGAACACGAAATAAATTTAACTGAGGAAGGTATGTTAGATCTTCTTCAAATAAAATATAGATGGCCAGAAATGGCTATAGAAGTTATCAATCAATGTGGTAATACTTCTAATGGTTTTTTTGACTCAAGAAAATTTTTAATATATGATAGATGGAAAAGATTGTATGATTTAGGATTCACTACTTTACTTAACAATGTCATGGATCTTACATCAGAACTTAGAAGTTTAGATAATAAATTATTTGAATATAAAGGATCTGAAACTAATGCCAATTTGTATTTTACAACTGGTACAAAAGATAAAAGGCCCAGTTTTGACCCACACCATCACGACTACCATGTAATAGTAAAACCAATATACGGAACTTGTTTATGGAAAATTAATGATAGGATAGAAGAAATTACTCCAGAGGGAGTTTTAATTTTACCAGCAGGCACAGAACATTCTGTTTGTTCAAGTGAGGAACCTAGATTATCTCTAACAATTAATATGTCAGGTTGATGCAAGATTATATAAACTATATGATTGGCCTTGGCGCTGATAAGATCCCTCACAGAGATGATAATCTTCTTGCACATTCTACAAGAGTATCTGGTATGTTATATTCTTACGGAAGATCTATGGATGAGGTGAAGGCAGGATTATTTCACTCAATATATGGTACAGAATTTCAAATGTACAAGATCAATATTTCTAGACAGGAAGTTCAAGATGTGATTGGAGAGAACTCTGAACATATTGTTAACTTGTTTTGCACTCTAAATGATAGAGTGAATACAATACTATATGGCAAAGGACTATCAGAACCAGATAAGACAAATCTTAGATGGTTAGAGTATTGTAATATAAAAGACCAAGATCCAGAGGCACAAATATTAAAAGAATTTGAAATGTTGTTGACGGTTAACCAGAATTGAGGTATAGTATAGTGGCATATATAATATACAAATAATTTAATTGTTGAAGAAATGAACTTAGTACCTAATGCTGAACTTTTCTTTTTGGATAAGAAAAAACTTGTCAAAAAATCAACTCATGAACTGTTTAAAGGCAAGGACATACTTATTGTTGGGCTTAATGGGGCTTTTATGCCAACAGATGAGAAGATGGTAAAGGATTTTGAAAAGAATTATCTAAAGTTTAAAGATACAACACTAGTGGGAAATCCTCTTGACTCCTCACATATAGATGACATATATTTTGTTTCCATGAATGACGCATATGTTATGGATGCATGGTGGAAAAAAATGAAAATTAAAAACTGCAAGTATCTACCAGATGGCAGTGGGGCTTTTTCTCTCAGACTCAGCCAACAGGGAGGCATGACACCTAATCAAACTGTTGTTGAAATGTATAATAAAGGTTTTGGAAAAAGATCTTGGCGTTATGCCTTACTCTTAGAGAACAACTGTCAGATGTGCTATGTTGAGGAAGAGACTCCAGACGATATGAGTTCAAGAGATAATCTAGATATAGATCCATATGAATTAACAACTGCTGATCAAGTGATGGAGATGTTAAAAGCTAGACAACAAAAAGGACATATAGAAGAGGTAAATACTGCAGCTCTTGGTGAAGATTACGTTCCAACCGTAGACCTTGGCGTTGATCCTCTCAACAGAGATCTCCACAAACAAACTACTGAGAAAATAACTGATAGAATGGGTTTAGGATGAAGATTATAAGTCTGAAATATTTGGAGGAAAATTTTAGTAATATAGTTGATCGAGCTCAGGCTGGTGAGACTTTCTTACTAGATACTCCTGATGGTCAGATAGCTTTAGTTCCTAACAAAGGTGTTCTTAAACCAGTTATTGATTCTGGTCAGGCACAAGACATAGAACATCTATGGAATCATGATGATGGTGCTTGACTTACAAAAATAAATTGTGTATAATAAAGTATATACTATTTTATTATGATTGAAGTGATTCGCCAAAACGACCCTTACAGGTATGTGAAAATGCCTGAACTATTAGATAATGGTCAACCAGATTATCGTATTCAAAAATGGAATAATCACAATGGTTACAAGGATATGTACCTATGTGACAATTGGATGCAGATGAAAACAGCTATTCAAGATTTTGAATATACAAAATGGTTAGACCCCGCTGGAGTTCCATGTTACGTTAAAGATCATGTCGCAGTACAATGATGAACCATCAAACTTAGAAAAGGCAAAAAACTTTTCTAAGACGGCTTACGATATACTGAAAGGTTTTGTTTCTAATGGGAATCTATTGGTTCCCCCAGAGGTAAAAAAAGCTAGAATAGATATATGCAGAGAGTGTAATAGATTTGATGAGAGTCGCCATGTTTGTAGAGAGTGTGGTTGTTTTCTAGTTAACAAAGTTAAGTTTACTGCTTCCTCATGCCCCCTACAATATTGGTGATTAAATGGATGAACCTAATTTTGAGATAGAAGATTTTATAGGAGTATTTCCAGAAGCAGTTAATCCAGATTTTTGTGATTATCTGGTAAACTATATGGAACAATCTGCACATGTTATGGGTGGCAGAAACTATACACATGTAAAAGATAAACAGATATGTTTAGATGCTTTCTCGCCTGGTGAGTCAAAAACTTTAATGGAGTTTGTTAATGGTTGTTTGTATTTTTATATAAATGAAATATCATATCTAACTAACTTTAATTATGTAAGTGCTGTTGTTCTTCTACAAAAGACACAACCAACTCAGGGTTATCATATGTTTCATGGAGAAGATATAAATTGGAATCTACAAAATAGAACTATGGCATGGATGGTGTATCTTAATGATGTGCCAGAAGGCGGAGAAACAGAATTTTTATATCAAAAACGTAAGATAAAACCAGAAAAAGGAACTGTTGTAATATGGCCAGGCGGATATACACACTTACATAGAGGTAATCCTCCTATGAGTGATAAGTATATTGCTACTGGTTGGTATCAGGGATCTATTGGTTTGTCACAAGTTAATACCGCAGGGATAAACGATAGACAATATATGGATAGTATGGAAAGTAAATGAAAGTACTAGTCACAGGTCACAAAGGTTTCATTGGCAGTCATGTCTTTGATTTTCTGAGTGACATTTTTGATGTTGATGGACTAGACAGACCAGATGATATAGAAAACTTTGTAGACGTTGGGTGTGCAGACTATGATCTTATAATTCATCTAGCAGCCTATGCTGCACTCAGAGATAGTGTAGACAATCCTGATAAATTCTGGGAGAACAACGTTGAAAAATCTAAACCCATATTTGATTATTGTAGAAAGTATAATACTAGGTTGTTGTATGCAAGTTCTGCTGGTGCATATAGTTGGTGGCAGAATCCCTACGCCATAAC